CACGAACCTGTAGATGAAGACGTTCCAGTAGAGGTAGGCGACTTTCCACTAGAAGTACAAACTGCATTTGAAGTGTATCAAGTGTTGCAAGACTGTTGGGAGGGTATGAGTGGAACCTACATGGGAAAAAGTTTGACTGGTCTCAGAGACGTATTTGACATATTTGAAATCGAAAATCAAGACAGAAAAACTGTGTTAGAGCTCATCAACCTTATTGATCGCGAAAGAATGGCAACCTATGAGGCCAAGCGCAAACAAGAAGAGAGCCTGAAATCGAAAAAAAGCCCACCTTAATGGTGGGCTTTTTGTTTTTTGGTTTGACAGCCACTTGCCTACATGGTATAATTAGAGCTACTTAACGGGTCACCTATTTTTTCGTGGTCCTCAGGGAGAGACTATGGCAGATGTAAAAATTGATATGATGTTGGTCGACCAAGGCAACTCGGTCAAAAAGAAAACAGGCGACGTAAAAGAACTCAATGGTGAACTGACTAAAAGCCAGAAACTGGCTCGTAGTGCTTTTAGCGGCAGTACTGGCACAGCTGTGCCTGGTCAACAAATGGAAGACTATAATCGCGGCAGGGGGGCCATAGGTACTGGCGCTGCAGGTCGCGATTTTGCTAACCAAGCCCAAGGGCTTGGTGGTTTGGTTCGCGTGTACGCCACATTTGCAGCCAACCTGTTTGCAGTTAGCGCGGCTTTTAATGCCCTAAAGAATGCAGCAGATACTACAAACCTGATCAAGGGTCTTGAGCAGTTAGGAACTGCCAGTGGTGTCAACTTGCCCAAAGTAGCAAAAGATTTGGAAGCTGCTAGCGGCGGAGCAGTATCTTTACGAGATGCTATGACAGCTACAGCTCAGGCAAGCAGTGCAGGCATGAGTGGTGAAAATATCAAGCGTATGGGCGACGTAGCCCGCAATGCCTCCCAAGCACTAGGTGTAGACATGAGCAATGCTCTTGACCGACTATCTCGTGGTATTACAAAACTAGAACCAGAATTGTTGGACGAAATTGGTATTTTTACCAGAACAGAACAAGCTTCTCAAGACTATGCTCGTCAATTGGGCAAAACTGTTAGTTCACTTACCAGTTTTGAAAAACGCCAAGCATTCGCCAACGCAGTGTTGGCAGAGGGCGAACAGAAGTTTAGTGCTATTGCCTTGGAAACCAATCCGTACAACAAACTGTTGGCCAGCTTGAAAAATGTATCCCAACAAGGCCTGGAATTGGTAAATAAAGTACTTGGCCCAATAACAGACTTCTTATCAAAGAGTCCTATGGCCTTGGCAGCAGTTTTAGCTCTGATAGCTACTACACTATTAAAACAAGCCATTCCAGCATTGACGCAGTGGAGAACCGAACTTGAAGATAACGTGGAACGTACAAGTGGTTTAGCCCAACAAAACTTGGAATTATTCCGAAACTACCAACAAGATATTTCTCGTGAAGTTTCTAAAAACATAAGTCAAACTGTGCGCGACCAAGCAGACTTGGCTCGCGATTCTTGGCAAACAGTGGGTGCAGAGCTTCGCAAAGGTGCTTTAAGCGGTGCCGCCGACTTAAAGGCACTATTAAAAAGAGACTTAGACAGCGTAACACAAGATGACTTAACAAGACTAGATAAAAGAAGAGAACAACTGGAGCGCTGGGCTCAGCGAGGCACTGCAGGGTCCCCCAGCCAACTAGCTGCACAGGCCCGACTACAAGAATTCCAAAGAATAGAACCAGAAATCAGAAAAGCAATACAATCTCAGTTAGATTATAACAAAGCCATAGAAGCTGTTACGCCTAGAAATCTAACCATACATGGTCAGTTGTTACAAAGAATTGCTACTGATGCAGAAAATGCTGAGAAGAAAATGAGATTGTTGGCAAATGCAGCAGACAATGCAGCGTTTAGCGGACCTATTAGTGCAATGAGAAGTATGCACGGCGCAATACAGCGACTTGCACCTTCTATAGGACTGGCATCTACAGCAATGTTATACTTGAGAGGTACCGTAACTGTTACAGCAGTAGCAATCGGAACTCTTACCACTGCAATGGGAAACCTGTTAGGTACTATTGGTATAATAGCTGGCGTAGGAATGTTGTTGAGCACAGTGTTGAGCGAAAATGCCGACGAGGCTGCTAAAGCTTCCCAAAGTCTGGATGCCTTAAAAAGCAGCGGAGATAATCTAGACAGAGTACTGGAGAGTATTAGCAAAAAGACACCATTAGAAAAACTATCTGCTGAAAATCTTTCTGCTACTGGTACTGCAATGGCCGACCTAACAGATAGTATAAATAAATATATAAAAGATTTAGACGCGAGTGTTGCCGCCAGAGGATGGTTTGATAGCTTTACAAATTGGTTGTCAATAGGCTTAGGAAAAAGTGACGAACAAGTTTTAGCTAGAAGTTTGAGCAAACAATTAGAAAAAATACTAAAGGCAGCCTCAACCTCTATAGATGCAGCCGATATTAGAAAAGATTTAATATCTTCACTAGGCTTAGAACAAGATGCTTCAGATAAAACAATTATTTCCAGCTTTATAGAAAACTATAAAACATCAGGACAAGAATTAGATCGAATAGTTAATAAGTTTGCAAATAGTGCCAGAGGTAGCAAAGCATTTAGTGACAATCTGAAAGAATTAACTAAAACATTTACCGATTTAAAGAACGAGATAATTCCAAAAGGAAAATTGATAGATTCGATCTCACAAAGTACAGCAGCATTTAGTGATTTAATAAAAATGTTTGATGGTCCGGCTACAACAAGCTTGGCTAATATGAATAGTTTATTGAATAATACACAAGCATTAAGTATCCTACCAGAAAATGCCAGAGCAGAATTAATAGCTATATCACCAGTAATAGATGATTTATCGAATAAAATGGCCGCTAATCAACAAGCCATATCTAATTCTAGCGTAGCCTTAATGGAATATCAAAAAGAGTTGGCAGATTTAGCTCTAAGAGAAGAAAAAATTAAAGAACAAGGTAAAACTCCCGGTCTAGCTATTGCAAAAAGAAAATCTGAAGTAGAAAGCCAAGCCAATATTATAAAAGATGCAATCAGAGACGCAAATAGAGCTATTACTAAAGACAGTAATGTAATAGAAGGCTACAAGGAAACATTTAAAAGAGCCTTGAGCTATGGAATAGATGCAAATGCAAAAGTACTAGAAACACTGTTTGCTACAAGTATTACAAAAGCCAGAATACAAACAGAACAAACAGCATTAAGTAAGTTACCACAAACAGAAGCTGTAATAGATAGACAATCAGAACTACAAAAAAGACAGCTAGACTTAGATGCAAAAAGCCAAGTAGTTCAAAATAGATTAGTTATTGCTAATGAAAAAACAGCCAATGAATTAGCACTTTTAAGGAATGAATTAGCAATTAACAGAGCCAATGAGATACAAAGACTGGCTATGTCGGGCGTGAGCCTGACGCCTCAACAAATAGAGCAATTTTCTGCTTCAGGAGGCGAACTGTATAGATTAGGCCAAGAAAGAGCAGAAATGCTGTCTAAAGGCAAGGCTTTAGACTTAATAGCACAAGGTAGAGGAACACAGAAGGCCATTGCAGCTACCGGTGTAAATCCTCAAGAAGCTCAGTCTTTAAGAATGCTTAGTCAAGGAATGACTGCACCTTTGCAAATAGCTGCAGAAGGAAAAAAATTAATAGATTTAGAAAACAATCTTGCAAAAATTAATCTAGGGTTCTCAAGAGCCAGCTTTACACTTAATTCTAGAATTGCAGATATCGATATAGATTTACAAAGATTAGAAAACCTACCAGAAGGCCTACGTCAAAGCTCTTTAGATATAATACAAGCATTAAAACAAGAGAAAATAGATCTAACTACTCAGCTGCAAGGACTTGAACCACAGCGCGCCGGAGCACTAGCTACAGAGGCCGCAGGTTTTACACAGTTAACTCAAGCTCAAAGACAGGGAGCGGTAGCCGAAGCTACAAAAGGGTTAGACTTAATAAATAGACAGGGCGCAGCACAGAAAAATATAGTATCTGTACAAGAACAGCAAAGACAAGAACTAGAGCGTATTAATAATTTATACGAGTTACAAAGTATTGAGTTAAAATCTCAAGAAGATCTTAGAAGTTTAACTTCTTCTGCTCTACAAGACTCGTTAAATCATGAACAACAATTACTAGATATACAAAAACAGAGATCACAAATATCAGCCGATGAGTACAATAAAAAATCACGCGAAATATCACTGAGAAGAATAGAACTAGATTATGAAAATCAAATAAAAAATATCAGAGCAGAACGTGATCGCAGATCTTTAGATCTTGCAAAAAAGTATGAGCAAGCCGGCGGTACCGATGGGATATTTATGGATTCTGATACCGGTGAAAGACTAAAAAGAGAGTCCGAGAGTATGGGTGCTTGGTACGCTGCAGCTCTAAAGAGTGCAGCTGATGCCAAGAACAGAGCTTTAGAACTAGATGGTGCTATGGAGTTTTTAACCGATAGGCAATTAGCATACGCAGATGTATTTAAAAGCACTTTTGACAAGATGGCCGACGCCATAGTTCAATTTGCTCAAACTGGCAAATTGAACTTCAAAGACCTGATTAACTCAATGTTAGCAGACCTGCTTCGTTATGAACTTCGGTTGCAAATGATGGCTATGTATCAAAGCATGCGGCCTGGGTTGATGAACTTAATTCCTAGTCTATTTGGTGCTAGCGGCTTTAGTGGTAGCAGTATAGGATTTGGTATTCCTTCAGGAGCAGCTATGGCAATGGGCGGCGCTTTTGACGACGGCGTACGTAAGTATGCCAAAGGCGGAACCTTCACCAACTCCATCGTCAGCCAACCTACCCTATTCCGTTTCGCCAAGGGCACCGGTATGATGGGTGAAGCCGGCCCTGAGGCGATCATGCCTCTCAAACGGGACAGTAGTGGCAACTTGGGTGTACGCGGAGGTGGAGGGTCAGTAGAGGTGGTTGTCAACAACTATACTACAGCCCCGGCCGAAGCTCGTGAAACTACAGACAGTCGCGGCAACCGCCGTATTGAAGTGGTTGTAGGCGACATGACTGCTGGCGAGGTAACACGCGGTGGCAGCTCAACAAGTCGTGCTATTACAAACACCTTTGGCATGAAACCACAATTGATAAGGAGATAAACTATGGCATATACCATAACCTGGCCAACAACCCTGCCACAGGTACCTCAAAAGGGGTATACTGAAACTGGTGGCGTGTTGGTGGTCAGGACTCCAACCGACAGTGGACCTGCTAAAATGAGAAAGCGTGGCAACCGCCCTCAAACTCTTGTGTTGAGTTTTTTAATGACCACTGCCCAAGTCACCAGCCTAGAAACCTTTGTAAAAACCACCATTCAGGGCATTGTTCGCTTTGGATTTCCACACCCACGACTGGGTGTGGTGTCTGAAGTTCGCATTGTTCCGCAAGGAGAGGGTGACTACTACACACTGAGTTACGTGGCCCCTGGATACTACACAGTTAACCTTACCCTAGAAGTATTACCATGACCAGAATGACTACCATGACGCCAGGTGCTATTCGCGCCTTGTTTTCAACAGACAGTCCCAGCGACCTGTTTACTCTGTTAACTTTTTCTACGGCCTTTGTTGCAACAGACATGGTAGTAGGAGAGGAGTACGTAGTAGAGACTGTTGGCACGACCAACTTTGTAACACATGGTAGTTCTTCTAACACTGTGGGTACCGTTTTTACTTGTACTTCTCCAGGCGTGGGTACGGGCACAGTAACAAAAGAAATAAGATTGTGTGACAGTTATACCACCAGAATAAGTGAAAATAACACAGATGTGATGTACGGTGTTGTCAGCCGTTCCAAAAACTATATCTTTTTGCCACTCGAAATTACTCTGCCGCAAGAAGACGAATCACAAGCTCCTCGTTGTTCAATAGTAATCCGAGACGTTACTCGTTACCTAATACCTGTTATTCGCGAACTCAAAGAACCTCCAAAAGTAAAACTGGAGTTGGTATTGAGCACCACGCCCAACGTGGTAGAAGTGAGCTTTGATGGGTTTTATGTAACCAACTTTACTTATAATCGTGATCAGGTAACCTGTGAGTTACAAATGGTAAACTACGAACGTGAGCCATTTCCAGTTCACAGCTTTAATCCCTCAACTTTTCCAGGACTGTTCTGATGTGGTCAAATAAATATCTAGGAATACCCTACAAATCCCACGGACGCGATGAAAGCGGCATTGACTGCTGGGGATTGGTGCGACTGGTCTATAAACAAGAGTACAACATTGATCTTCCAAGCTTTGTTGACAGCTACTTAGAAGACGACAGAGTCCGTAGCGAAGAACTTATTGCCCAGTACCGTGAGGGCTGGGAAGAGTTGGATGAACCTGTAGAAGGTTGTGTTGTTGTGCTCCGAGTAATGGGTCACTTGAGCCATGTAGGGGTCTGCATCAACAATCGCCAGTTTCTACACGCCCAGGCCGGCAGCGGCAGTAGCATCCAAGACTTGGATGGTATTAAATGGTCTCGCCGAGTGAGTGGGTACTTTCGTTACCGTGAGAAGTGCAATGTGGTGTTGAATGCAGTACCACACCCACTGAAAACTGAGCGAGTAACTACAACACTAGTGCCCGGCACCAACTTGGAGGAGTTGTACAGTAAGATCAGTACAGATTACAAGATCCCAGAAGCATTAAAGAAAAATGTACACATTTTTGTTAATGGTGTGTTGGTACCACGAGTGGTTTGGAACACCACAACTCTACAAGCCACTGATGTAGTAGAGTACAGAGCTGTGCCTGACAAAGATGTGGCTAGAATGGCTGCACTTATAATTTTGGCTATTTATGCTCCAACAATAGTTGCTGGATTAGAATTAGCCGCTGGAGCAAGCGGACTAACAGCTGCTGGAGCTAATTTATCTGGCGTAGTAAGTATGAGTAGTCTTACTGTAGCTGGACAAATAGCTTCGGTGGCAGTATTACTTGCAGGCAGTGCATTAATTAATGCTATTCTACCAATCAGACCACCAGGTGCGGGAGCTGACCCAGGCAGCAGCGAAGCCCAGTTGATGGTGAGTGGCGGCCAGAATCAGGCCACCCCATACGGCGGTATTCCTGTGGTGTTGGGCAAGGTCCGCATGACGCCGCCACTGGGAATGAACAGTTTTGTTACGTTTGACAATGTGGGCAGCAAGAGTACTAGCTTCTTAAACATGATGCTGGTATGGGGCTATGGACCACTGAGCATAGATGAAACCTCATTTTTGGTTGGCAAAACCAATTTAAGTGACTACACTGGCGTGGTACAAGAAACCATCAACTATCAGGCAACCCCCGGTGTTGGCGAACTTGAAAACTTTACAAACATAGTTGCAGGTGACGTAGTTCAAAACTATAGCGGATTGGAGTTGGTGGCTGGCGGTTACCGTAGTGTTGCAAGAGACGTTGATCAAAATACTTGGACTAATACTTACGACAGCAACAACAACTACTACATGAGGCAACGAAGTGTTAGCGGTACATTCCCTAACAACGATTACTACAACACTTGGACGCCTTTAACAGAGAGTGTCCAGGAATGGGATAGTGAGGGCAACTCAACCACAGTTCAAAAGACGCAACAAACCTCAGAAGTTTTTGAATTTGTTGGTGGCACAGACAACTGGACAGAGAGCACATTTACACAATCACTACAACGAGCAGTGCTTGCTATATCTTTTCCACAAGGACTGCGTAAAATCAAAGTCAAGAGTGGAAAAACAGAGTCTCATACTGTTGAGTTTCAAGTCCAGTACCGCTATAGAGCGACTGCTTCAACTTGGGAAACCAATTGGACACCCCTAAGCACTGTTTCTATTACCAGAAACGAAAAAGACGGGTTTACTCATGTTGTACCATACAACCTGTTAGACACTACAAAGCTGGGCATTCAATATAGAATAAAAAGAGTAACAGACAGCAACGGCGAGCCAAACGAAGACGATAGGTTAGTTCATACCAGCGTATTGCACTCGTTTACAGGCTACTCGGACTACAACGAAGACGGAGTACCGTACCCAGCACACTCTTGGGCACCGAAGCGGCCCCTAAACACAAAAGTGTGCAAGACTGCCATTAAAATTCAAGCCACAGATCAGCTCAATGGAAATATTGAGGGTATCTCAGCACTTGTTCAAACCATTTGCCCTATATGGAACGGGTCAACTTGGGTAGACGGTACCCCTACCAGTAATCCTGCAGCACTTTTCCGATATGTTTTAACTCACCCAGCAAACCCTCAAAGAGTAGAGGCGTCAGAGATCAACACAAAAATAGATCTTGCAGCGCTTCAAGACTGGTACAACTACTGCCAAAATTATCAAATAAAAACAGGACCTTCAACTTTTGTAACTAAAGCACTGGAATACAACAGCGTACTAAGTCAACAAAAGAGTGTGTTGGAAGTGTTGAGAGATATTTGTGCGGCCGGCAGGGCCAGCCCTGCGATGAGAGATGGCAAGTGGACTGTTACAATTGATCGTGAACAGTCTACAGTGGTACAACACTTTACTCCTCACAACAGTTGGGGTTTTGAGAGTGTGAAAGCACTGCCACGATATCCACACGCTTTTAAAGTGCAGTTTTTAAATGAACAAGAAAACTATCAACCAGACGAAATAGTACTACCAGCAACAGGTTATACAAAACAAACTGCAGAACTTTTTGAAACTATTTCTCTACCAGGTATAACAAACAAAGACCTTGCTCTTGATTTTGCTCGTTGGCACTATGCTCAAATCAAACTGAGACCAGAGGTCTTTACCATCAACACAGACATAGAGTACTTGGTGTGCAACCGAGGTGACCGTGTCAAAGTGATGCATGACGTACCAATGTGGGGATTGCAGAGTGGCAGAATCAAGAACAGACTAAGCAGCGACATATTTGAACTAGACGAAGAACTGCCGGTAATAGAAAAC